GAAAAGAATTTGTGGCTTGGGATGGAAGGGAATCCACAGTAGCCCAACTGCTGTTAGTTCCGTCAGTAGTTAGATACTTTCCTGAGTTTGTAGCCTGAGAAGGAGCAAGAGCATTAAATGCTGTAGTAGCAGTAGTTTGTCCAGTACCACCGTTGGCAATTGGAAGTGTTCCTGTTACGCCTGTAGTTAGGGGTAAACCCGTAGCATTTGTAAGTGTTGCGCTAGCAGGAGTATTTAAAACAGCCCCAGCACCTAGTGTAGCTACACCTGCTACATCCAATTTACCGCTTGTCGATATACCTTCTGCGCTATCGGTAGTGATAATTTTGAGAATTCCAGCTTTGCCTGTCGTATCAATGCTCAATGCTACTGCTTCGTTGTCAGGCACAGCCCATGTTTGGGTCACAGCGGAATAGATGTTCCCGCTTGCCATAAACAGCGAATAGTTTGATGCGCCGCCAGTGGCTTGCGAATACAAGCCAATGTTCTGACCGCCAGCGTGTGCGCCTGTTGCATAACCACGAACACCAATTGCAGCCGCAGTATCAGCAGTGTTGCTTACATGACCATCACCTACAACACCAATACCACGAGTTGCGCCTGTTGTTGCGCCTGTGCCGTAAACACCAACACCCCATTGACCAGCGCCAGCCACATCGGTTGCAACACCTTCACCAGCAACACCAATGTTGTAGACGTGTGCGCTACCTGTGTTGGCCTGACTGCCTATAAATTTAGCATTGGGGAAATCGGTAAAGTTGGCGTTTGTGCCTACCAGCCCCGTAGCAAAATACGGATTATCGCCGCTTTGATATTTGTCGGTGTTAAGGTTTGTAAAATTAGAGTCGACCTCCGTATTGGTCAGCGGAGTTCCTTTAACCGAGCGAAGAACAATGGTTGACATTAGCTAATCCTTAGCTGACGGTGATTGTCCAAGTTATGCTCATCGCGTCTGCCGCGCCTTTGTTGACGACTGAGAAGACAGTGCGGCAGAGCATTGTGCCCGCGCTAGCATCGTTGAATACACCTGCCTCTGTAACAGCGCCAGTGCCTGTTCCGGCTGGAAAACTTGCTACGTACGTAACTACCGCTGCTGCTGAAGTACCACTGGTCAGCGCTACACGCGAACTACCAATAGCAGTCTGCAAAGTAGTGTCGCCAACGGCTGCGGCTGTAGTCCCGGTGCCTAGTTCCATAAACCCCATAACAGTGGCCGAAACCCCAACCATGCGCGAAGCAATAAATGTTTTGCCTGCTGTGACAACAAGATTTTTTATTTCTCGGGTATCAGTTACAGTCCCATCCGCACCGATGATGTCGATCTTGACATCGCCCGTGATTTTAATAGCGTCGTTTACCATAAAATACTCCTATTTAAAAAGTTCTGGATTCCCCGACATAATCTTCGGCAAAATATGTCAGATCGCAATAATCTTGAACGCTAACTGTACCACTGTCCGCTAGGGAGAGCAAGTCTGACAGTGCCTTGGAGTTACCTATCGCAGGGCTATCCAAGGCTAAAACGGTGTTGTTTGTGAAATCAGCGAAAGAAAATGTCGGCCCTGCGGCGTCTGACAAGTCGTTTAACGCAAAAGAATCAGTCAGAGCCTTGTCTATTGAGAGCGCAGACGTTTCACTTGCAGCAATCGTATCTGAATAAGCTGGGCTAACAAGCAGCGTATTGGCATCTGCCAAACTAGCCGTATCTGCAAAATCGCGGATAAAGATCAAGACCGTCAGCACACTATCGCCCAGCGTAGCCGTGTCGTCTAAAGATTTGCTAGAACTTAGAATCGTGTCGTCAGTTACCGCAAATGTGTCGGCGTCTGCTACTTTGGCTGTGCTAAGGCTGGTGGAATCAGCAATGTTAAAGATGTCAGTGGTGTACTTAAACCGGCCCGTTGTATCTAAATACGCTCCAACTACAAGAAGGATATACGCAACATTGGCAACTGGGGACGCACTGGTAACACCTGCTATAGGGATAACTGTAGCAACGCTCGCCCTCAGTCTGACTGAAGAGGACGCCGCAGAAATGCTATTCCCAATAATTTGTGCGGGCATTAAAAATCACTCCGCACCTTGAATTTCAAAAGGTCATAGACAGTCTGAATCTGGCCGTCCGAAAACGTAATCTGTATCTCACCCTCGTAGTCACCAGCATCGCCGGTTAGCATTTCAGGAGCCGAAGATGGATAGAAGACAACGACTCCATTGGGGCCATCGGTTACAACGCCCGTAACTGTTGCTTGCAAAGTAGTAGACCCAGCGGCCCGGAACTTCAGCAAAACCGTAGCGCCCGTCAAAGCAATGATTGCACCAGTCGTGTCGTCTGTAATTGAACAGACTACTGCTGGGCGGGTATCGTCCTGAACTAACCTAATTTTGTCAACCATAATTTACTCCCTATGTAGCTACAGCACCGCCGCCAGCGGGTACGGGGGCAACACCAACAGTGCCTTTAATCTCAACACCCAGAGCGTTAGCAAACACAGAGTAGTGCCCGGCGGCTCGGGTAGCATTTCCTGCGTATTCCGCATCTTTGGTGAACGCTCGATACAAAATGTAATCACATAAAGCATTTGCGTAGATATCGGGTAAGCTGATACTTCCAGTAACCGCAGTGTATAAGGAACCCACAGCAGGTTCAGTTATATCCACAGGGTATGCTGTATACACAATGTCTATCTGCGCGGCAGTGGTAGCTGGTGGATAAACATAAAACTTCTTTGGGTCTCTCGGATCGTACATAAAATGCACAATATTTACCGAGCTTGTAGAGTCGTGCCAGCCGGGAGACTGAACGTCCAGCAGCTCGCGGTTTACCATCCGAACAGCTTTCTTAGTACTCGAAGCGGCAGAGTTTCGGATTACCGAAATTAGTTTTACGCCGTTGGTTGGCAGTGATTGTTTTGTTCCGGAGATACATGTAACCGTTGCGTTGGTCGACATTGAGTCCGGGCGAAAGACAATTACTTCTCGCTGGCCATCATTTAAATAACGCACCAACTCAGCAATAGACCAGCGAACGGAATCAGCGTCCTGCAGTGTTTCTACAGCTCGTTGAATAATTGATTGCGCGGTAGTAGCCATAGTCACCTCAAGCAAAAGGGCGAGAACGAACTCGCATGGAACCACGGATTAGACCATAGTTTCCTTCGATCCTAGAGCTATTGGTCTGCCGAGCTGCGCTATCTAAAAGATATTTAGCTTGAGCAAAATTGGTAAACGGCTGATCCGGCATTTGCATGGCTCTGGCTATAGCGCCGGAAACAATAGGGTCAATCCAGATGTTGTAAAGATCGTCTTCAAGTAACGTAGCTGTCCTAGCAGGGCGCAAAGTTACGCCAACTACTACCGGGTAAACGTCATCCGGTGGAGGTGAAAGCCGTAGCGTAAATGTAGAGCCTGTGCGGTCAGTATAAAAACCACGAGGGATAGCTCGTGCTGTTTGCAAGTCGTTCTTGATGACTTCAGCCATTCCGGGGGATAGCTCTTTGCCATCGACGGCAACACTCATCACACGGGCAATGTCGTGCTGAGAAGACGGGGGGTCTAGGTCGTACTCAATAGCACCAGCACGGGTGTTAAAAGTGTCTAGGTTTTCTCGGAGAGTCAGCGAGTTTTCGCAAAATTCGATGGCCGAATTTAAAATGACTTGATCCGCCATTGGCTCTGAGCAGCCGGGCAAATACGGCATTACACGCGGATAAAAGGCGCTCAGAGCTTTCATACAAGACCTTATTTGTCGGTAACTGGATCGAGCTCTATTTCAGGCTCAGCCGGGGGTTTTACCAATTCTACCAGCGGGGCTTTCTTTTTGCTAGTTTTTACTTCTGCTGGGACTTTGGCTGGGACTTCTGCTACCAGTTCGTCAGCCACAATATTGGAATGGAGGTTAAGCAACTCTTGGCCTCGTTCTGTAGGAACCCACTCGCCATCCGCTAATTCGGCCAATATGACTATCTTACTATCAATACTAGCGCGAACTTTGTTCGCCAGAATTTCGCCATTAAGACGTTCCATCAGGTCAAATACATTCATTCAAAACTCCTATAAGGAGTAAGGGCCCCCGAAGGAGCCCTTACAACGCCATTAGGCGGGGGTAGCTACAGCGCCGTAGACTGCAATCCAAGACAGGCCGTCTGTGCCCAATTGGATGAACTCAGCAACTTGCTGTTGTCCCATAACCAAAGCGGCGGTAGTCGCTGCACCATTGATGGTAGCACCGGTGTTAGGCCATACTTTGATGTCTTGAGCGGAGTCAAGGTTAGCAACAGTAATACGATCACCTTGACCGCGACCTGCTGGCAGAATAACACCGTCGTTGTCAGTTCCGACAACAGTAACAGTGTTGATAGCGCCGGTCAGCGCGGTAGCGCCTGCAGCAGTTTGAGTTGTACCAGCTGTCAAAGCAGTGGTTACGCCGCCGACAATGCGGCCAAAAGAAGTAACATTAGGCATTTTAAATCTCCAAAAAAATAAAGTGTTGGAAGAAAAGGGGCCGAAGCCCCCCTTCATTTAGCTGGCAGAACCAACTTGAGCCACAACCAAAGCTTGAGGCTTAACAGTCTTACGACCATAAACAGCCAAACCACGGACGATATCGCCGAAGTCTGTCTGGTTACGCAAAGGCTCAGTCTTGTTCACAGTCATTGCAAACGAAACAGCGGCCTTAGTGCCAGCAACCATAGTGCGGCGAGCTTTAGCGCTAGCGACAGCAGCACCGGTAGAGGTGTCGGTCAAACCAGCAACCAAAGCTTTACCAGCAGCGCCGCGAGGCAACAAGTTAGACACGTAGACCGAGAAACGATCCAACATACCAATCTTGCCGGTACGAACAACGCTTGACTGGTCACCAGTGAAGTACGCCTGAGCGATGCTAGATTGCATCAACAAGTGACGATCATAAGGAGACAAGATCAACCAGCGGCCGTCTTCAGGAACGTTTTGCTCATCCAACACAGTAGACATACGCAAGATAGCCTTGAGCACGTTTTCTGGGGTGGCTTGGTCAACTGGAGTTACGTCCGAACCAAGGTTATAAGCAGCGGAGATAGCACCGGCGGTAGCGCCGACGTTAGCTGAGTCAGGGCCTTCAGTCACGAATGAATTGAAGAAAGTCTCATTTTCAATCTGAATTTTCAGCTGTTTAGCTGCGTCTTCAGTGAAGATGTTCATCAAGTTCATATCAGATTGATATGCCAACACATCATTGACTTGCACGCCAAAGTATTTACCTTTGGTAACTTGCATGTCTTGATAGATTGGAGTGGGCACTTCATAGTTCAAGCTCTGACCAACGGTGTAGTCGGAGATTGTGATAGTGGGAGCCAAACGGATACGGATAGTATCGCCTTGGTTCTTCAATTCACCTTCGTAATCAGTGTTGCACACTTCAGACAGCATGGTGTTTTGGTAGAACTTAGCAAGTAACTTTCCAGACCACAGAGTGGGGATAAATGCACCGGAATACGAAGTAGACGTATTGAACGGGGCTTGGACGGGATAAACAGCAGCCATAGG